GGCCAGCCGCCAGTCATCATGACATCGGATAAGGCGATTGACCCTGGAGCACGTCAAGCCATCAAGGAAGACTGGCAGTCGCTCTATTCTGGCCCCATGAATGCAGGCACGCCAGCGGTTCTGGGGAGCGGTCTGAAAGCCACCTACATGCCCATGAACAACAAGGATGGGCAGTTGGTGGAAACGCGCACTGCCCAGGTGCTGGATATTGCGCGTGCATGGGGCGTTCCGCCGCATCTGATTTTCGAACTGTCCAAGGCCACATTCGGGAATATCGAGCAGCAGTCTCTGGAATTCGTGATCTATCACCTTGGCCCGCATTTTGCACGCGTGGCAGATAGCGCCATGCACGCCTTTGCGGATACAGGCTGCATTTTCAAGCATGATCCGTCTGATCTGCTGAAAGGCGGCTTTCTGGATCGTGCTCAGGGTGTTTCCGCTCTCCGTAATGCGGGCGTGATGAACACGGATGAGGCCCGCAGCAATTTCGATCTGAACCCCGTAGGCGGTGATGTCGGATCTGAGCTGTGGCGGCCAATCAATATCGGTGTGGCAGGCGAAACCCCAGCCGGAACAGAATCAGGAAACTGACATGACACGATATTATGCGCTGGAAGCGATCAGGGCACAGCCCTGGGCGATTCTTCCCGCACATCTAGGCGCTATTGAGGCCATTGCTGCCCGTGCGCTGGAAACCCCCGTGCTGGACGTTCTACGAGCTGATGGGCATGCAGAACGCTATCAGACGATGCTTTCAGCCGTGGCTGATACCGGCAAGCGCATGAACGGCACAAACAACGTCACGCTCAACAAGCAGGGCGTTGCCACCATCCCTGTCATGGGGCCGATTTTCCCGCGTGCCAATCTGCTGACAGAGTTTTCAGGTGCTACAGACCTCAGCAGCCTGTCGGCAGATCTTCAGGCAGCGCTATCCAGTGCGGACGTCAAGCAGATCCTTATGGTGTTTGACAGCCCCGGAGGCGTCACAACGGGTGTGAGTGACATGGCCAGCCAGATTGCGGCGTCCAGCAAGCCTGTCACGGCCTTTGTGCCCGGTATGGCTGCATCTGCCGCCTATTGGCTGGCAAGCCAGTGTTCCACCATCCTGATGGATAATACAGCCCTGGTTGGCTCCATCGGTGTGGTTATGTCTGGCGCAAAACAGGTGGAGCCAGACGCAAACGGCATGATGGAGGTGGATATTGTCAGCTCCAATGCCCCTAACAAGCGGTTGGACGTCACATCCGATGATGATCAGGCGCAGATCCGCACCGTGCTGGATGATCTGGAGGCCGTATTTCTCCAGGCTGTCGCACAGGGCCGCCACACATCGGTGGACAACGTAAAACAGAATTTCGGCCAAGGCGGCATGAAGGTGGCAAACAGCGCCATTTCAGCCGGAATGGCCGATGGTATCAGCACGCTTTCGGCCACCTTGGCCAAGCTTGGTGCCGCAAACCCTCCAAAAACGCCGGTAAAATCCGCTCCACGTCGCGCCGCTGCAATGGCGGATCTGGAAGCACGCCGGAAACTCGCAGAAGGACACGCGTAAATGGCCGTTCGTGACCGCATCACAGCACTCCGCAGCCGCCAGGCCGAAGTGCATGTCGAAATGGACAATATTCTGGCTGCATCAGAAAGCAATGAAGCTGGCGATCTGACAGAAGAGCAAACCGCAGCATATGACCAGTTGCGGGCAGAAGATGATCGCCTGACAGCCAGTATTGAGCGGGAAACTGACATGGAGCGCCGCCGTGCAGCAGCTGCGCGTCCGATGGCGCCGCTGCCTGCAGGAAATCCCGGTAGCCGTTCTACGGTTCCGGCTCAGGCTGAGCAAAAGCTTTCTCCTGGCATCAAGTTTTCCCGTCTGGTGCAGGCTGTTGCTGCCACCCGTGGTGAAGGCGGCATGCGTGCTGTTCTGGATTTTTCAGAAAAAACGTGGGGCTCCACTTTCGCTGCCGCTGCTGCTGACAACATGGAACAGTCTGTGGATGTGCAGGGTGGCTTCCTGGTCAATACCGATTATTCCACAGATCTGATTGAGGCCCTGCGTCCTGCTGTGGCTGTTCGCAAAATGGGTGCGGTTTCCGTGCCAATGCCAAATGGCAATCTGACCTTCCGTAAGCAAACCGGCACATCCAATGCCCAGTGGATCGGTGAGCGCGCGCCCGTGCCAACATCAGCACCGCAGGTGGATGTGGTGGCAATGAAGGCCAAGAAATTGGGGGCGTTGGTGCCGATCACCAATGATCTGCTGCGTTACAATTCGATCCAGACAGATAATCTGGTGAATAATGACGTCACGCGCTCGATGGCTATTGCGGAAGATCAGCAGTTCATTCGCGGGGCAGCTTCCGATTTTGCGCCCGCTGGTCTGCGTTACCTGGCTAATGCCGCCAATGTCATTGCGGCAAATGCCACAGTAAACGTGCAGAATGTGCGCAATGATCTTGGGAAACTCCGTCTGGCACTCACCAAGAATAACGTGCCCATGCAGTCTCCGGGTTACATCATTAACCCGACCCTGGTGGAATTCCTGAGTCAGCTTCAAACCGCCACAGGCGCTCTGGCATTCCCTGAAATTGCAGATGGTCGGATTGGCGCTTTCCCCTATGCCAGCACCACTTCTGTGCCTGATAACCTTGGCACTGCCGGCAATGAATCTGAGTTGTATTTTGCAGACTTTGCCCAGATCCTGATCGGTGATGCTTTCCAGACCACATTGGCCGTCAGTACACAGGCATCTTACGTGGATAGCGCAGGGGAAACGCGCTCCGCATTCCAGAATGATGAAACGCTGGTGCGTGTGATTGAGGCTGTGGATCTGAACACGCGTTACGATAGCGCCATTGCGGTGCTGACAGGGGCTGCATGGTTCCCTGGTGCGGTCGCGGGGGAGTAAAATGAAAATTGTGACCTTTACAGATCGTTGTGGCGGCATTGGTGCCGTTTACAACAAGGGTGATGTAGGCATGTTTCCGGATAATGTGGCTGATGCCATCGTGGCTGCCAAAAAAGGCACTGCAAAGCCGGTGCCTGAACCGGAGCCCGCTGCCCCGGAAGAAACGGGCCAAAAAGAGACGGAAACACCTCAAAATGAGGAAAAACCGGCTGAAAATGAGCCAGAAACGCCAGAAAATGGCAAATCCTAACGGTCTCCATCTGGAGGCCGTTTTTATTTGGGGTGCAGTATGACAGTTGCAGTCATTACACCTGCCGAAAAAACAGATCTGGTAACGCTGGAGAGTGTGAAAACATATCTCCAGATCTCGGATGATAGCCAAGATGCCCGGCTTGGGCAGCTTATCACCGCTGCATCTGGCTGCTTTACCGATTATTTGGGGCGTCCGTTGGCGCTCCAAACCTATCGGGAGCGCTGGACGCTGCGTGGCCGCATTCCGGGCGTCAATCTGTCCAATGGGCCAGTTGCCACCATTTTATCTGCATCTGTGGATAGGGTGGCATGGTCTGGCCCGCTGGATGAATGCGATGTTGACCGCAAGAATGCACGCATCATGGCATCTGCATTCCTGCCGCCACGGCAAATGGTTTTTCATAGGCCTGTTGTAGTGGATATCACCTACATAGCGGGCTTTCTGTTGCCTGGTATGGATATTCCTACACCAGAAAACCCGCTCCTGACCTTGCAGGCACAAAGCCTGCCCGCTTCCGTGGCATCAGGCTGTCTGAGCACCATTCAGATGCTCAGTTGTGCCGCTGGGCGTGATCCGCTTCTGAAATCAGAAAGCACGCAAGGGGTGGGCTCGGCATCTTATGGCACGCTAGATCCTACCGTTGGTGGGCTAACGCCTGATGCCGTTGGTGCATTGAATCGGCTTGGCATTGCTGCTGATTGGATGGCCTGATGGGCCAGATTACCGAAACCCGCAAACGGCTGCTTGCTAGAAGTGGCCGCCAGATGGTGCTCACGGCACGGGATGGCAGCAATCCGGTCACATTACGCGCATATGCACCGCCGCCGCAGTCGTCACAACTGGCAGATGGCATGCCCAAAGCGCCGTTCATTGCTCAAACGTTAGCGGATGAGCTGAGCGCGGCCAATGTCACGCCAAAGGCGCAATGGCACCTCACAGATGGCCCCAAAACCTACAGCCTGACAGATGCCACGCCCGTTTATGACGGGGCCACCATCTGCGGCTGGACGCTGATTGCAGCAGGAGGCGACTAATGCCCTCAGAAACAGTGTGGAACGATGCCTATGCCCGTGCCAGCGCCGTGGCAGAGGCGTTGGGCTATCTGATCGGTGATCCCCTGACATGGGATTTTTCCAGCGATGGCAAAGCATTTGTGGCGCTGGATATGTCCTCGTCCAGCATAGATAGCCTGGAACTGGGTGATCAACAGGCGCAGGAAAGCGGCCAGATCTGCATCATGCTCTGGATACCACAGGGCAAGATGAACACACCCGCGGTGCTGTCCATCATGAATGCGTTTGAAGCAGCGTTCCGCACCGACCCAACTGATCCGGATAAACGCTGGCCCGCTGGCCTGTTTTACGATGGCCAGAATTACACGCCACCTTCCTTTCTTGCCCAGACAGGTAATTGGTACGTTGCCACGCTGATGGTGGATTACCGCTGGCAGAACATTACGGAACAAACCCCATGAAATTCTATCCTCTTATCGAAACTGCTGCCAATTCCGGCAAGTTCCAGCTTTCTGGTGCCGCTGTAGAGGCCGAAAGTACCACTGCCGCGCTGGCATTGATTGAACCCACTGTTGGCGCGGGCCTGCGTTATGGCGCGTGGCTGTATCACGAAGTGCGCGGCCTGCCAGATTTCTCGCCCGTTACGGATGATGAAAAAGGCAAGTCCTACACGGTTCTGGCGCAGGTTGGCGGTACAGATCAGCCATGGACGCCAGATGGACAGCAGCTTGTTTCTACGCTGTGCGATGCCTCTAATCTGTGTCTGTCCATGGCGCAGTATATGGGTTTCCGCCTCGGCCTGATGCCGGTGGATGAAAAACCCGTAGCAGCACCGGCAACATCTGGCACTGAGGCAGCCCCCGCATCCAGCGGAACAGAAAGCACGGCAACGCCTGCCAGCTAACGCTGATCCTGTTTCCATTCGTTCAACACAGGCCGCCTTCGGGTGGCCTTTTTTATTGAGGTAAACATGGATTTTACTGGAGCCACAGCAGGCTTGGCAGCTGGCGCACAAACCAATGACACGCTCGTGGATTTTGCGCTAGAGACAACATACGCCACGCCACCGACTGGCAATTATCAGGCGCTGCGCATTACGGGTGAAACTCTAGCACTCCAGCAGACGACTGCGCGCCCATCTGAGCTGAACGCCCAAAAACAGGTTTCTCAGGCCGTTATCACGCAGGTTTCGGCATCTGGTACAATTTCAGGTGCCCTGTCATCTGGCACGTTTGATGATCTGATAGCCGGCGTGATGGGGAATGATTGGGTTAATGCTACAGTCTCTGGCAGTTCTGATTCCAAAACCGGTTATTCGTACACGTTAGCAAATGGCTACACCAGTGGACTACCTAATATCGGTGGGATTGATGCAGCCTCTATCGCAACAATCAATAACTGGCCACAGAATGGATATGTTTACATTCACGACCCAGATAACGGCATCGCAAATTTTTTCCAGTATCAACGCACCGGTGCACGGGGGGTTATCGCTCTGCAGGTAAAAGGTGCGCTCAGTCCATTTCTGTCGGCAAATGCGAACGGTGGCCCGAATGCTCGTATATTTGGCCCTGCGCTGACCAACGGTGCTCTGGATAAAACATTCACGTTCCGGAAAAAGACGCTGGGTTCATTCCTAATGTATCCGGGCAGCCTAATCACGCAGATCCAGTTCCAGCTACAGCAGGCACAGTTTGGTACTGTCAGCGTAGATGTCACCAGCGCCAATGTGCAGCAAAATGATAACGATGTTGCGTCTGCTGTTCTCCCGGCTCCATCTGGGAAAGTTCACAACTCCGTCAACAATTTTCTGGGCGCACTGATTAACTTACAGGCTCCAGCAGGTTGTGTGACACAGTTCACCTGCACACTGGCCCGCGATGGTTCGAAAAATGAATATGGCATGGGGCATGCCGATGCCTGCGGAGTGCAAAACGGGCAGTTCATTGCGAGCGGCAGCATCGAATTCTATTTCCGCTCGTGGGATGAATACAAAGCCAGCATTGCTGGCACGCAGGGGCCAATCGTTGTCACAACGGTTGATGATTCCGGCAATGGTTATGCGTTCCTGTTTACAAATGCCGCTTTGCGCAACCCCAAGGTGAACAGCTCTCAGGCAAACGCAACTGTCACGGCATCGTTTGATATTGAGGGAAATCCAGATGCCAGCGGTGGGCCTGCATTTGCCATCTACCGTCTGACAGGTATTCCAGCCACCGGCTCCTGATCCTTCTTTACTTCAAAACCAATTTCGCAAATGGTATCCATAATCTGGATGCCATTTTTGTTTGTACCCATAACTCACAGGGTTTTGCATAATGGCTAAGATTTCCTCCTATACCCGCAACGCTGCTGCAATCGCTGATGGCACACCTGTTACCGTTGGCGTGACAGATCAGTTCACTATCGTCACCAAGGGCATGACGGCAGATTACGCAGACCGTCTGTGGGCGCTGCGCCGCGCTGCTGCCATCAAATATAATACCGGCCTATCTGCTACCGATGTGCCGGTAAATGAAAACAATCTGCCACCCTCCATGGATGATGCGTGTCAGGCACAGGCGCTGAGCGAAAAGTGCCTGATTGACGTGCAGGGTCTGGAAAATGACGATGGCACCCCGATTGATATTGCCACCTTCAAGGAAATGATCACCCACCGCGAAAACCGGGCATTGCTTGCTCTGGCATTGCAGGCCGCGGCTTCTGTTGGTCGCGCTACCAAGGCACAGCTAGAGGCCGCTGAGGGAAACTGATAGCCGCCCTGCACTGGCATCTGGTGGATGGGCCGGTAGCAGGGCGTTGCGGCGTGCTGCCACCGCCCAAACACGATTGGGCAGCCTATGATGCATGGTTGCGGAAAATTGATCCGGAGCCAGCAAATATGCTGCCCTGGCGGTGCTGGCATGGCGTGGCCGGCACGCGCCTGCATCGGCCAGAGGGGTTTGGCGCAGGTATGGGGGCAATCCGTAATGTTGCCTATCCGCAGCCACTGGCTGATACCGAGATCCTGCGCTGGTGTCAGATGCGCCGGCTGAATGAGGCGGAAACAGACTTCACGTTCCAACTCGTCAAATCAATGGATCAGGCATTTCTTCAGATCCGTAACCAGCAGATCACGGAAGATCTGCAACACACGTTCAGGAAAAAATAGCATCATGGCACGGGCACGTATGGCAGACGTTCTGCGCAAACAGATCATTGTCTCTGCGCGTGCAAGTCTATCTTCTGCTGCTCTCCATAAAGCAGCTGCTGATGCCTGCCGTGCCAATCGTGATGAACTGATTACATCCGGACATGCCTCCAGCACATTCCGCACGGCTGTAGATGGGCATGTGGGTGCTGATGAAGAAAGCGTGAATCTGGATGGTGGCATTGTCCGCTATGTGTTTTCCTATCTGGCGCAGGCCGTGGCATTTGCCCTGCAGTATTGCCAGACGCATTCGCCAGTACGCAGCGGAGCGTATCGTGACAGTTGGGCTGTGCGTGTGAATGGAGAGTGGTGGACACGTCCGGCCGCCACCATTCAGCCGGGTAGCACGGTGGAAATCGTGAATACCATGCCCTATGCCCGCAAGATTGATACGGGTGGGCAGATTACCAGTGTGCCGCCTGGAATAGTGGAGGCCGCACGGCAAGCGGCTATGAAACAATATCCCACACTCAAAATTGCCCGCAAATTCCTGTCCTTGTCAGATGGACGCGATGCCCGTGGCGAACGCCTGCCATACATCCTGAAAGCGCAGGGAATCGAAAGCGGCCTGACATTTTCCAAGAAAAGCGGGTTTGAACATCTGCGTAAGCCACGCCGGAGCAACCGCAAGGATCGGCAGGCCGGGCAAGTCATGACGTATCCTGCTCTTGTGCTGACGGAGCCTTCCAATGGCTAAAGTTTCTGAGGTTATCAATGAAGTCATCACCCGTTTTGTGGTGGATGATCAGACTGCACAGCCCACGGAAGCCGCTGGTGCACGCATAGATGCGCTACAGGATAAATCTGACGCGCTGGCAGAAAGCGGCAAGCGCATTGGGGAAGCATTTCAGGAAGGTCTGGAGGCTGCCGGATCTGCTGCAAACAACACTGTTGAAGCCGTTATATCCGGCACCGGAAAGCTGGAAACCAGTGCGGGGCGTCTGAAGGATAGCGTAGATCAGATTACCCACGATGTGCAGCTGGGTGCAGAGAATACAGAAAAAGCCCTGTCCAGTATTGGTGAAGCTGCCGAAGATACGGTTACATCTGCGGACAAAATTGGCACGTCATTCAAAGACAGCCTGAGCGATGCCACCAAATCTGCTGAAGATCTGGTGACGGTTATCACCCGTAGCGCCACCAGTGCGGATAAGACCTGGCAAAATTCGGCTGCACGTACGGGGGACAGTATTTCCAAGATCCAGCGCCAGATCCGTCTGGCACAGGATGAGTATGACCGGCTGGATGCCCGTGGTGTTGAAGCCATTGGAAGCGGCAGCACCAGTCCGGAAGATGTTACGCGCGTTCTGGATGCCCAGCGGGAAAAGATTGATGCTCTGGTGCAGCAGGAAGCAAAGCTGCGTCTGGAACAGACTGCTACGGCAGAAACCTTCACCAAAATGGGTGAAGATGGTTCCAGCGCGTCTGCCGTTCTGGAAAAGCTCTCTGCCGCTGAAATGGCAGAAGTCATGTCCCTGCGTGAGCTGCGGTCTGCCTTTGAAAACAACCTGCTGTCCCTGAACGGATACCGCAAGGGCGTGCAGGATATCACGGCAGATTATGCCGCCATGCAGCGTGCATCTGATGGCGCTCTGTCCAGTATTGCCAGTTCCTACCAGAGCAACCTCAACAGCAATCTGGGAATCAGCCTACCCAGCAATGATCTGAGCGCATCTCGTTTGGAGGATATTACCGGCGCATTTGCTGATGCCGATGCCATCCGTGCCAAGATTGTGCCATTGGCTGCTGCGGAACGCGATTACGCAAAAGCGGTTGCAGAAGCTGATAGTGCTCTGGCAACCGACATCATCAAACAGAAAGAATATGATGCCTATGTTGGCAAGGCTACAGATAGCCTGAACCGCCAGAAAGCTGCTTTTGGTGGGAGTGCCGCCGCAGTCAAGCTGACCTCGTTTGAAATGGGTATTCTGGCAGACGAAACCCATAAGTTTTTCGATCAGGTTATGGCTGGTGGCAGCCCATTGCAGGCCGCGTTCTATCAGGTGCCCAATATGGTGCAGGTGATGGGCGGTCTGGATGGTGCTCTGACACGCGTGATCGGCGTATTGACTGGGCCGGCTGGCCTTGCCGCGGGAGCAGTTGCAGCAGGTGCAGCCATCTTTGGTATGGGCAAGTATGCGGAAAGTGAGCAGGAAAGCCTTGCCCAGCTTTCCACACATCTGCGCGCCACGCGGGCTGATTATGATGATATGTCCAAATCTGCTGAAAATGCCGCCCGTGCGCTGCATGATCAGTATGGAGATATCTCGCTCTCAGACAGCCGCAGCACGGTGCAGACCATTGCTGCTGTGCCCACGGTGGATGCCAGCCAGATCCAGCGCCTGACAGCAGACAGCCGGGATCTGGCTGCCGTTATGGGCACCACAGTTCCTGAAGCCGCCAAAACACTGGCAGCGGCATTGGAAGATCCTGCCAAGGAAGCACAGGCGCTGTCAGATCAGCACTTGCCCGGTTTCAACGCTGGGTTGGTGCTGAGCGTGCAGCATATGGTGCAGATGGGCCAGCAGGCTGATGCCGTTTCTCTGGTGATCCAGAAGCTGGAAAGCGCCATTCATGGGGCTGCCGATCAGGGCCTGACACCGTTCCAGACTGCATGGCGCAAGCTGAGCGATGAAATGGGCGGTGCATCCAGCATTATCGCAGCTGAATCCCGTAGCATTGGAGATCTGTTCGTCTCCATGGCGACTGAGGGCATCAACGCTGCGGATGATCTGGTCAAGCACCTTAAAAAACTGCCTGATGAGCTCAGTAGCATTTGGAGCAGCATCAAATCTGGATCATCTAGCGGCTTTAGCTGGCTGGAAGGTAAGATTGAAAGCCTGATGCCTGCCAACGTGCAAAAGCTCATGGCACAGGGCAACACGCCAGATCCTACATTCTCCATGCCTACCAACACAGCGGCAAACCATAGACTTGTGCATGATGGCGGCATTTCTGCTGTGCAAAGCATGATCAATCAGGTGGCACAGGAACAGCACCTGAATGGTGATATCACCAGTCTGATGCACGCCATAGCACCTGCGGAAAGCAGCACGGGCCAATACCTGAAAGGTCAGTTGGTGCGCTCCAGTGCCGGTGCCATTGGCGCCATGCAAGTGAAGCAAGACAACGCGGCCGGAAATGATCTGACAGATCTGCACGGAAATGTTTCTGCCAGTGCTCAGCTGCTGGAGCACCTATACACCAAATATGATGGTGATCAGACACTGGTTGCCATGGCCTATAACTGGGGAGAATCTAACCTAGACCGCTATTTGAAAAGCGATGGTGATCCTAGCCGCATTCCTGCGGAAACCATGGATTATCTGGCAAAAACTACAGAGGGCGTGCCTTATGGCGCTGTCACATCTGCAAACATGCAGAAATCTGTGGATAGCGTGGTTTCGCAGGGTGATACTGGAGTAAATGGCCAGCGTGATGATCTCACGCGCTCTCTGGTAAAGCAGGAAGGTGCTCTGGATACTGTCAATAAGCAGTATCAGGCTGGCATTATTTCCCAGAAAGAGTGGTCTGATCAAACAAAGGTTATTCATGATCAGATAGACGCTACCAGCGCCTCTCTCGCCAATCTGCGTGATCCCTTGCAGGAAGTGGATCATTCGCAAACGCTAGCCGCACAAAGCGCATCTGCCTTAACGGGCTATGACCGGCAGATGGTCAGCGTGGCGCAAGAAGTTGACCAGGCGCAGCTTTCTCTCAACGGCACGCATGCTTCTGCTGCCCAAATCATGGGTGCGCAGGCACGTGAGCAATCCATTCTGGCGGATCAGTGGAATGCCAGCGTAACTTCCATCAGTCGTCAGGCTGATGAACAGGATGCAGTTAATACGGCCTATGCACAAACATCTACGTCTCTTGATCATGTCACAAATTATCAGAAGGCATATGAAGAGGCATTACAATCATTTGACCCTCACAGCACATCGTTCACGCAGCATGTAAATGAAATGACGGCAGCTCTGGACAAGCAAACTGCCACACAAAAAGAACAGGCACTGATTGGCCAGACATGGCAGAATAAAGATCAGATCAGCTTGTTGCAGGCAGAAACTGCCTCGCTTGGCCAGAATGATGATGCACGTCAGAAAATGCTCACGCATATGCAAACAGAGCAAGAGCTGGTGCGCAATGGTGATTCTCTTACAGATACCAGCACACAGACCTATCTGAAAAGTGTGGATGCCTTGTCTGACGCCACGGCGGAATATCAGCATGCACAGCAGACACTAGATGATTTCACTGGAAGTCTGAGTGACATGACGGATCAGCTTTCTGATGGCGTTGTGCAGGGATTTCTGCAGGGCACGTCCAGCGGGATGTCCTTCAAGTCCACCATGCAGGGCATTGAAGCGCAGATTGTGTCCATGATTGCAAAAATGGCGCTGATCAATCCTCTGCTGAACAGTATAGATGGGGGAACACGCACAACCCTGTCTGATTTCAACAATATGTTCAGCAAGATGGGTTCTGCTTCAGGTTCTGGAAGTGCGCTTCAGGATGATAACCTAAATGCCATTTCCCAATCCGGCTGGGCCATGTCTCCAGAGGAAGTGCAGCAGGAAAAAAAGCAGCTTAATCAGTCAAGCAGTTTTAGCCTTTCATCCCTGTTCAGTGGCGGGATTGGGAACGGTGGCACTGAAAGCCTTGGTGGCGCCCTCAATATGGGGATGGGCATGCTAGGCGGTTTTGCCGCAGGCTCTTCCCTAAGCAAACTGCTGACAGATAAGCTGTTTGATGGTTCAAAAAGCTCTGAAGTCGGTGGGGAAGTCGGTTCGGGCGTTGGCTCCATTGTCGGTGGTATATTTGGTGGCCCATTGGGATCTCTGGTGGGTGGTTCCGTTATTGGTGCCATTGGGGATGCCATTGGCAGCCTGTTTGCAAAAAGGAGCAAAGATTATCAGTATGTTTCTGTGGATAATGGGCAGTTGGCAATCAGCGGCCATGTGTACAAGGATATCCATGGAAATGACACGGTAGCATCTGGGCTTCAGACCGATCTGGATAGCATCAACAATGCATTCGACTATACGGGCGTATCCGCGACAAACACAGATACACTCGGCAAAGTTGGCTATTCCAAGAAGGGGAAGAAAAAAGATACCTACAGCCTGACAGATCTGCTGCCTGATCTGGATCTGACCAGCTCTTCAGCCAACATGAATCTGGAGCTGAAGCAGCTCATGCCGTCCAGTTTTGATAGCGTGGACACGTTCACGCAGGATCTGGAAAGCCTGAAAAGTCTTGCGGACGAACTGGACAGCATGAAAGTGTCTGTCTCGAAGTTTGATGATTCCAGCCACGTCACGGTGGATCATTTCACCGGCTATACGGGAGATATGGCCAAGGCGCTTTCCACTCTGGATGGAAAAACGCTGAGTGTTGACGATCTGCAAAGCCAGTTTCAGGCCATTGAGGAGTTTGTGGGCACCACAATGCCGGGGCTGCTGGATGTCACGGCATCCGGCTCCGAAAGCCTGATGCAGCAGGTGGATGATCTGAAGGCCAAATATCAGGATGCCGCCAACACGGCAGCATCCTACGGTCTGGATGCTCAGGCGCTGCTGGATAAAGGCAATGCCATTGCTGCTGCCATGATTGCCAATGAGCAAACCACGCTTTCGCAATCTGATCAGTCCGTGCAGGCACGTTATCTGTCTGCCACGGGTGATCAGGAAGGCGCAGATCTGCTCAATCAGCAGGTGAGTGCGGCGCAGGAAATCCAGCAGCTACAGGATAACTGGCGCAGCTTCCTAGGTGATAACTTTGCCGATAACGTTACCTACCAGCAGCAGCTTGCAGATCTGGAGAAAACCCAGAATGCCGAGCGGTTGCAGATCCAGCAGGAGTATCAGGAAAAGGCTCTGGAGCAGCAGGAAGAATATCAATCTGAAGCAAATGAGAAGCTGGAGTCTGTTTTTGACAGTCTGGACACCTATGAAAAAGGGCTGACCACATCAGACGCTTCGCCATTATCGGTGGCGGATCAGTACAAGGCGGCTAATGATAATCTGCATACGGATTATCAGGCTGCTCTGGGTGGGAATTATGATGCCCTGTCTGCGCTCCAGACTGACATGCAAAACTTCCTGTCTCTGTCCCAGAAATTCAATGGTGGCGGGGCAGCCTATGTGTCTGATTTCAATATGGTGCAAACCATCGTCAAGGCGCTGGGTGGCATGGATCTGACCAAGGTGCAGGCCGATGTGCTGAATAAGATCCAGCAAGGCCAATCTAATCAGACGGAAACACTGGCCTCGCTTTTGCAGGATCTTCTCAAAACGTCTGTGGCACAGCTGCAAGAAACACGCTTTCAGGCGGAAAAATCTTCCGCAGCCTAACGGGATATCACCACAATGCAGCAACGCTGTTTTCTGGGAACGCTGGCCTTCGGGCCTGCGGCTTCCCGCACGACCACATGCCTGTCTTCTGGCGGGTATGTGGATGTTGCCACCGGCACGAAATATCCGCCCATTCTGGCAAGCCTGCCTGATGTGGACAGGGAACTGGATATTTCAATTTCCGGTAGCAGCATGACGCAATCGTTCGGGCAGCTTACGGTCAATCTGTCCGATGGCGTGGCTGATAGCATGAACGTGCGCAACCATACCGGAGATCTGTCCATCCTGACCGGCCTGCGCAGCTATGACATGGCACGCGGCTGGTGGGTGGATCCGGCACTTTCTGCGTGCCAGCCTCTGTTTACCGGATCTGCCACCGCATGGCGCACCGGAGCCACGCAAGGCACGCTGACACTTTCGGGGCCTGCCGTGCTCTCGCGCCAGTTGCCACTGGCAACCTATGCCGGAACGGGCGGCGTGGAAGGTGGCTCAGACCTGACAGGCCGGGTGAAGCCGCGCCTGCGGGGTTATGCTTTCAATATCACGCCGGTCTGTGTGGATAGCGTCAATCAGATCTATCAGGTGTCTGATGCACCGCTTTGGATGGGCACGCAGGGCACTCAGCCGGATCTGACCGTGCTGGAAGGCGGCGTGCTGGGGGCGTGGTCTGCGCCGGCAACAGATGGCAGCTGGGCCTATGCTGGCATGGTCAGTGATATCACGACCGCAGATCCGGCCGCAGGCACCTATGTGGTGGAAAGTTCCAGCCGGGGCGCGTTTTTCCGGTTGGGTGGCACGCCGGTTTATACCATTACCTGCTGGGCCACTGGCGCGATGCCCGATGGCACGTATGTTTCCAGCCTGCCGGATATCGTGCGGCAGGTGCTGGTGCAGGATATCGGCATACCGGCGGCATCCATTTCCAGCACATGGGCAGATCCGTTCGGCAATGTGGATAGTGCCGCCGGTGCGTTCTGGGATGGCTCTGACAGCTATACCGGGAATGACATGATCACCGCGCTCTTGCAGGGCAGTATGCGCAAGCTGGCTGTTGCGCGGGACGGCACACTGAAGCTGATCGGCATTACAGACAGCTTTTTGCAGCTTGTGCCGCACCAGTGGGAAAAGCTGGCGGTGCTTCCGGATGAGGTGATTGACATCAAGGAAACGGATCTGCCGTCCGAACTGGCGCTGCCTCTCACCTGCGGGCGTTGCACCTATAGCCGCAATTATACGGTGATGAGCACCAGCACCCTCAGCCCGAAGGCGGATCTGTCCACCCTGCGCACACAGCGCAGTGCTGTCACGGTGGGCACGGATAGCCCAACGGTGGAAGTGGTCAGCCCGCCTGAAGTGCTCACCAGCTTGCGCACGCAGGCCGGGGCGCAGGTGGTGGCAGATGTCATCAACAAACTGTGGACGGTGGCAGACCGGCGCGTGTTTTACGTCACGCTGCCGTTTGAACGCCTGTTTGATTTTGAAATGGGGGACGAGATTGTGCTGTTTGCCAATGTAGACGGCCTGCGCGATGGCCTGGGCGGTCTGGTTGTCGGTGAAAGCTGGCGCGGCTCCAGTGCAGGCCAGTGCGTGCTGACGGTGCTGGTCTGATGCAGAATTGTGCTTTCGGCCTGAACAATCTGGTCAAGACTGCCAGCCTGAGCGGCTCCAATTCCTTTTATGCGGGCGTATCCGCTGCCAAGGATTTCTCACCCAATCAGCTGGCTACAGACCAGGGCAACACCACGGCGGCGTTCTGGTCTGTTGGGGATGGCAACAGAACGGCATGGTTTCAGGCGCAATGGGGCAGTGCCCAGACCATGCGGGCCTTCTTTGTAGGGCGCACCAACCTTGGCCAAGCCGCAACCTGGCAGCTTGTGGCCAGTTCTGGCGGCAATACGGTGTATTCTGCCTCTGGCAGCTTTGCCACGTTGGGTGGTGTTGGCCCGGTGCAGATGGTGCATGTGGCACCGCAGGACATTCAGGCCGATACGGTCAAGATCACCGTCACCAGCAATGGCAGCGCATCGGAAAGCTATATTTCCCTGTCTCTGGCCTATATCGGGCCGGTGTGGCAGCCGGTGCGCAACATGAGCACCAAGAGCACCACCGGGCTGGATAGTTCCGTGACGGTGAATACCGGCATGAGCGGGGCCGAGTTTGTCACGCCGGCATGGATGCGGCGCAAGGCTGTGGTGGATCATGAATCTCTGGATCTGGCAGATGTGCCGGTGCTGGAGCAGATCCTGCTGCTGGGCGCATCTGGCGCGAATGTGCTGTTTGTGCCTGATCCGGATGCCGATGGCCCCACGCTGAACCTGCGCAGCCTGTTTGGTCGCGTCCAGCGCGGAGATCTGAGCAACCCCTATGGCGCTGCCCTGCGGCAGCAGACCAGCTTCACCATTACCGAGCGGCTTTAAGCCGCTTTTTTTATGCCTGAAAGGAAGAGTGTCATGCCTGATGATGTGGTGCGGCAGGATGAATTTGTTGCGTTTGAAACCAGCGTGAACGGCAAGTTTTCTACGCTGGAGACTGGCATTGCCAATATCTGGACGGAACTGAAGCGGATCAACAACCGCAAGACCTGGGTAAATGGCGGCCTGGTTATTTTTGGCTCTGCCCTGGGCAGCGGAATTGTCCAGGCGTTGCAGCATATGCACCCGTGACAACCGAAAACCGGCTTTTGTAAACCTGACCACGAAAACCTGCCAACGTTTTAGCCCACTGCAAAGGGCTGTTTTCTGCGGGTTTTGTGCTCCGGTGGACTAATCCGGGCAAGATCACCTGTAAACTCGTCCATGTTGAACAGATATGTGGATGCCTTACAGCTTTTTGACCGTAAGGCGGTTCCATATCTCAATAAGAACTACGGATACGAGGGGGAAGCAGATAAATGCAATCCATCCTGTTGTTGTCATCCTATCAATCCATTCAACGTTTGTTGGCCAAGTTTATGTAACCTTATTCCACCAGCGCTAAAGCTGACTAGGAACAATACATATATATACCATGGCTGTGTATGTGCAGGACTTCCAAACGTTAAATTCACTAATGGAGCTAACGCACCGATAGTGAAGTAGGATGTTCCCAAAGTATTCAGGGCATTAGCGCGTAGCTTAAGCCGCTCATTATGAACAAGTTTCTCAGTAGGCGTCATGCGCCTCATCAAATGTGACCGTCCGAGTCTGGTCAATCACATTTTGTTTCCACTCCGGCCGCCATTGAGCGGCCTTTTTTGTATCCGGAAAATTGATGAATGATCCGATCCTACTGGCGGCAGATCTGTGCCGCCGGTCTGAAGGCTTGCGCCTGCGCCCATATGTGTGCCCGGCCGGGTATTGGACAATCGGCTATGGCAGCCGGTTTCTGGCCAACGGGGCCGCCGTAACCGCCAGCACCGCACCCATTACGGCTGAATATGCCAATGCCTTGCTGCAAGGCACGCTGGCCAAGCTGTTGCCGCAGATCCTGCGGCTGGTGCGTGTGCCGCTGACATCCGGCCAGCAGGCCGCACTGTTGGACTTTACTTACAACCTCGGATTGCCAGCACTTGCGGGATCCACACTGTTGAAGCTGCTGAACGCAGGGCAGGGGAATGCCGCCCGCAATCAGTTGCTGCTGTGGAACCACATGCACCGCAATGGCCAGCTGATCACTGTGGCCGGCCTGACGTTGCGCCGGCGTGCCGAATGGCAGCTGTGGGCCAGCTGATCCGATTCCTGAAAAATTCCTACTGAAAGTGACATCATGTTCATGACTGAACGCGAACTGAACCGGCTGGCTGATCTGATTGCAGAGCGGCTGGAAAAACGCGGCCTGTGCATTGCTGCACCCCGCAATGGCCAAGCCCTGCTGGTGGAAGACGTGGACATCAACACGCTGCCCAGCAGCCTGCGCGGCGCACAGGGCTGAACAGCCAGAAACCCCAGATTTTCACACATACAGGGCATGCGCAGCGTGCCCGAAGGGTAGATCCATGAACCTGTCCCGTATCAGCGCATATCTGCGCCAGCCCACCACGCTGTTTGCCCTATCCCTTATTTTGGGGGATCTGGTAGCCACGTGGTTTAACGTGATTCCGGCCGGTGGCTCTGCTGCCATGCTGATTGCTGCATTGCCTCTGCTGGGCAGTGATAACAGCGGCATTATTGCAGCCCTTCTGGCCAACAAGGCGGATCTGGAAAAGGCGCTGAATGCAGTGGCCGCCCATAAGGACATTGGCCCCACGGCTGCAAAGGTGATTGCCGATGCCGTGCCAGCCAGCACAATTCTGGCGGCCGCAACATCTGCCATTGCTTCTTCCACTGCTGAAGCAGCACCCAAGAAAAGCAGCGCGGCTTCTGCCGTGGCGGGCGTCATGCTGCTTGGTCTGGTTGGCACCAGCTTGATGGCGTGCGGATCTGACCAGCTAGTGCAGCGCCAGCAGTCTGTTTACGGCCTGAGCCTGTCTTATGCCGCAGCAGCCCAGCTTGCGGCTGACTATGAAAAGAACCCGGCCGCAGATCCGGCTGTAGTAGCAAAGCTGAAACCGGCCTTCCAGACCGCGCATGACCAGATCAAGCCGCTCGATGAGGCTGCGGCTAAAGGTGATCCACTGCCTGAAGCTGCGGTTGAAGCGGCGCAGGATGCGCTAGACGCAGCCCGCAAGCTGCTGCCTGCCAGCAAGTAACCATTTTCCCGGCGTCGGGAAAATGATCCGCAAGGGTGTCGGTATTACTGGACACCCTTTTTTATTGCCTGCCAAAAATGGCAGAAAATCAAGGAAAAACTATCATGAACTACGCAAGCATTGCCATTGCTGCGGTTGAAGCCCTTGTCGAAAACGGCCCGGTGATCGTGGAAGATATTTCCGCACTGCTGAAGCCGCTGAAGGAAGGCCGTGCACCCACAGCGGATGAATGGGCCTTTGCTGAAAAGCAGCTTGATGCTGCTAATGCCTCTGTGCAGGCTGGGTGACGTCTGGCTACAAAAGCTAACTGGTTAGGCCTATGGCTTGCCGTAGCATATCGTTAACGCGCCCTTGCCAACCAGGGCCGTCCTGTTTCAGCCGGTCAATCAAATCGGGGTCAAGACGAATCGATACAAGCTTCTTTGTGGGAGCTTTTTGTGGCCCTCTTACTCTACGCTGTGCTGCTAATGCTGGCACAGCTACAGATGCAGGTTTGGCATTGAGAAAATCTTGATCCGTTAGCTCGGGGTTATCTGCATCTTGCAAGATGCCCTGATTGATCAGGGCATCTTCTTCATCCGTAGGCATGATAAATTCAGGTTTGCGCGGCATAAAGCTTTGCCTCCCGTTTGTTGGCCTTTCGTAGGCTGATGATGCGGACAATGCGTGTTTCAATGCTGAAAACCAGCACATGCAGGCGGAGATTGATTGGGGCAATAGCAACAAGGCGGGGCTCGTTTGCGCTACGACTTGTCATGACAAAAGCCACATCCCATTCGAAGTCTTCAGCATCAGCAAAATCAACGCCATGCTTGGCGATGTTACTTTGACGCTTTGCTTCGTCCCAATCGTATCTCATATAAATTGTATATACAAACAGACAATTTAAGGCAAGCAGATTGTATATATATTTTGCTTAATTTAAGGGGCTTGCCGAAATCATTCGTGGAAGCAGTAATAGATAGACCAAGAGCCGCCATAGGTAGCGGACAGGCTCTTGGCTATCAGCTCTATATCGCAAGTATGATCAGATAACGATACCGTACCTTATATATAAGGTACGGGCGCATAAACGCGGTATTGTGTTCACATGATAAAGTGAGCACTGTTGTTTATGTCTATTTTTCAAGGGAAAGTCTGGTCGGAGTGAGAAGATTCGAACTTCCGGCCCCTGCGTCCCGAA